ATATGGCAGAGTTTGTGCTGGTAAAAAACCATTTTTTGCTCATAGAGTTTCGTATGAACAAAAACATGGTTCTATTCCAAATGGGATGATGGCATTACATCATTGTGATGTAAGGTGTTGTGTGAATCCAGATCATATTTTCATTGGCACTCAAAAAGATAATATGACTGACAAAGTGCGGAAAAACAGACAAGCCAAAGGCATCAATCATGGCAATGCAAAATTAACAGAAGATCAAGTGCGTAAAATTAAATCTAGCTCGGAAACATCTATAAAGTTGGCTGCTAAATTTAACTATTCAGCATCAATGATTCGTGAAATTAAAAACGGCAATCTATGGAAACATTTGGAGAAAGCATGAAATACATAGCGGTTTGTACTCCCGCGCGTGATATGGTTCATACGCAATACACATATTGTTTAGTCAACATGGTTGCGTATCACACGCTCAACACCACTGACGCTGTGAGCCTAAAGATCCTGCAAGGGACGCTGATCCAGAATCAGCGTGCAGATCTTTGCTTGGATGCAATGCGCGAAGGGTGCAGCCATATCCTGTTCATTGACTCCGACATGACATTTCCGCAAGACATGATCCAGCGACTGCTGGCACATGACGTGGACATTGTGGCCGCCAACTGTGCGCGGCGCAGGATGCCTACAGGTCCAACTGCGCAGAACTATGACGAGAATGGCAAGCGCCAGCCCATCTACACCATGCCGGAGTCAACTGGCTTGGAAGAGATTGGCTCTGTCGGAACTGGTGTCATGATGATCAAGCGCAATGTCTTTGAGGGTATGACTGAGCCGTGGTTTGATATGCCTTGGCAGACTGACACTCGCGGCTACATGGGCGAGGATGTCTTCTTTTGCAAGAAGGCTCAAGAGATGGGCTATAAGGTGTATATTGACCATGATGTGTCGAAAGAGATCGGCCATATTGGCACGTTTGAATTCAGACACGAACACACTTGGATCGTCAAAGAAGAGATGGAAAAAGAGGCAGTCTAATGGCACTAACCACTTACACCGAGCTAAAGGCATCAATTGCGGATTGGCTCAACAGGACTGATCTAACGTCTGAAATTCCCGACTTTATTTCTTTGGCCGAGGCTCAAATTGAGCGCCAGCTGCGTACACGCCAAATGTTGACAAGAACAACTTTGACGATTGACTCAGAGTTTGAGTCAACACCGGCTGATCTTTTGGAGGTCAGGGCGCTGAAGTTGACTGGAACAAATCCAATCACACCCTTGACGTTTATGACAATGGACTCTTTGGACGAGCAATCGACCATAGACCTTGGTAGCGGCAAACCTAAGTTTTTCACTGTTGTTGGCAGTGAGTTTCGTTTTGTGCCAACGCCAGACGCATCTTATGCCGCAGAAATTGTTTACTTTGCAAGGCTCAATAAGCTGTCTGTGAGCGTAGCCACTAATTTTCTTTTAACATCAAGCCCTGACATCTATCTGTATGGATCACTTTTGCAGGCAGCTCCATATTTGCAAGATGATGCAAGAATTCAAGTGTGGGCGGCTCTTTATGAGCGTGCGTTGAGTGATTTACAGGTGGCCGATGATCGAGGCTCAAATTCCGGTGGAAAACTTTTAACCCGCGCAAAAACTTTTGGTTAAGGATTAAAAATGGCAGATACCACCACCACAAACCTGTTGCTGACCAAGCCAGAAGTTGGTGCAAGCTCAAACACATGGGGCGGCAAGCTCAATGCTGACCTTGACTTAATTGATGCCCTGTTTGATGCTGGCCCGCTGTTGAAGGTTGCTAAGGGCGGCACTGGTGTTGGCACAAGCACAGGCACTGGCAACAACGTACTTTCAAACAGCCCAACGCTGGTGACTCCTGCCCTTGGCACGCCATCATCAGCCACATTGACAAATGCCACAGGCTTGCCCATTTCAACAGGTGTCAGCGGTCTTGGCACTGGCGTAGCTACTTTTCTGGCCACACCATCGTCTGCCAACTTGGCGGCTGCTGTTACCGATGAAACCGGCACTGGCGAATTAGTTTTCACCAATTCACCTGCTTTGGTGACACCAAATCTGGGTACACCCTCTGCGGCTGTGCTGAGCAATGCCACAGGGCTGCCACTAGCCACTGGCGTTACTGGATTGCTTCCAGTAGCCAATGGCGGTACAGGGACTGCAACACCTAGCCTTATTGGTAGCGCAACCCTTGTTGTCACTGGCACATGGCCGAATCAAACTCTGACTGCTGTCGGTAGCGGCTTTGGCGATGTGGCTGGACCATCCTCTGCGACAGACGGCAACTTAGTTGCCTTTGATGGGGCATCGGGGAAACTGATCAAGCAGGCATCAACTGTGACTGCGGCTCAAGGCGGAACAGGCTTGACTTCGCCTGGTACGGCTGGCAATGTATTGACAAGCGATGGCACAACGTGGCAGTCAGCGCCAGCAACAGTAAACTACATCAACCCTAAAGTCTATTTCATCGGACAATTTTAAGGAACATTCATGGCATCAGGAATTTATGGGCAAGTAGATCTTGCCGCAGCAACATACACAACGGCTTTCGGGCCGACAGTGTCAGCGCCAGGCACGTACAACATTCGGTTTTGCAATCGCAATGCGACTGCCTGTACGGTTCGGCTTGCACTTGCGGCGGCAGCTGGGACACCTAGTTCTGCTGAGTTTATTGAGTTTGGAACACCCATTCCTGCTTATGGTGTTCTTGAAGAACAAGGCATTCCAATTCAAGCTGGTAAGTACATCACGGCGTACTCAGACAGCGCCAATGTGTCTGTAAACGTATGGGGAGTTGATTAATCATGGGACGCTTAGTACAAGGCAATTCAATTGTTGGGGTAACTCAAGAATACACACAAACTTTCCCTACAAAACCTTGGGGTGGTACGGTACAAACATTCACTGTTCCTGCTGGAGTAAGTCAGATCAAGCTGACAGCAGTAGCTTCTGGCGGTTGTTTGGCGGGTAGTGCTACGACTTCTGAAATTGTTGGAGCGGCAAATAACGTAATCTTTGCGCGTTTAAATGGCACTGACCCCGCATTTTTAGTTACATCAAAAGTATCGACAACTTTTTTTGGAGCACAATACAGCGGAAAGTTTGTTTACGGTGATGTAACTAACAATAGTGCTTCTGGAATTAACGGCTTGAATGACGTAAGCACTGGCTCAGGCCGCATGAATGGAAATTACTTTAATCCCCTTGATGCTGTGCCATGGGGTATTGTTGTTTCTCAGGCTTCTGGCACTTCTCAAATCATATCTGCCACCACAGACGGCTTTAACTTTACCCATACACCGATCACAACAAGCTCTGCACCTAAATTATGGTCGGTTGTGTTTGGTGCAAATGGTTGCGCCATTGTCGTTATCGGTGCATCTTCAAATGTTCTTTGGTCCACAAGCAATTATGGTTTGACTTGGACGGCAACAACGACTCCAGCTCAAGCGGAGCGTGTAAGGTGGCTTAATGGCTATTGGATATCCTTTATTAGCACAACATCGTTTAACTACATACTTGGCACAACACTGGCTGCTTCACCTACCCAAGCATGGTCAACTAGCGCAACCTTTACTGGAAGTATTACAGATATTGGGTGGACAGGTACTACAGGCGTGGTTACTTATTCAAATTCAACCAACGTACAAATCTTCTCATGGGCGGCTGGAGCGGCTCCATCAGGTACGCCAACAGTACAAGCTCATGGCGGCGACTTAGCCTTTGACGTAGCCGAATCATCACCTTACGTTGGTGGTGCAACAGGCTCAATCTCTGGGACTACACTCACAATCACAAGCGCACCAACTACAGGATCATTTGCTATTGGTCAACCCATCTATGGAACTGGCGTTACATCAGGCACTCTGATAACTGCTTTAGGTACAGGTACAGGCGGCACAGGTACTTACACAGTCAGCGCATCTCAGACGGTAGCAAGTACGACCATTAGTGGTGGTGGTGAGGTGGTGCTGTTTAAAACTAACACAAACCCAACTTCTGCAACGTCTTATAGAGCTACATTTGGAGCCGCAACCACATACAATTCCATCAACATATTTGCAATTGCTGGTTACTCAATGAAGTATGATGCTTCAAAATATGTTCCATTCTCAAGTGGTGGGATGTGGGTTTTTGGAGGTAACAGTGCATTTGTTCAAACTACAACGTCTGCGGTAACAGTTTCGTTAACCAATCTTGCAACCACATTAGGTTCTTTGGGCAACGCCTTTGCCAACGCCACAGCAATCAATAATATCCAATACCTTGGAAGCAACTACTGCCATCTTGGATCAACCAACGGCCTTGGTAAGTTCTCAGCTGCTGGTGTTATCACAGCATCCCTTAGAACTGCCGCACAGTTAACCACTGAGTTTGGTTATATAGATACAACCAACTGGGCTCCATCATTCACAATAGCAAAGAATGGGGTTACTGTATTGACGTTGCAGGGTGGCGGGACAAATAAAACTACTGTCACTTCTGGCGCTGGCGGCGGTGGAAATTATCCTGGAGTTGCCTCCGGCACTAACTTGCCCGGCGTTGGGCCAACAGGTAGAGGTGGTGTTGGCGCTTCACCGCCATTACTTCCAACAGGCAACGGAGGATTTACTGGCGTTACGTCTGGATACAATGGAGGAGGCGGTACTTGGCAATTTCAGAGTACAACCTATGCGCCACAACCAAATTCAATTATTCCGGGTGCTAGTGCGGCCCAAGGGAGCAACAACAATTACTCAGGTGGTGGCGGGTCTTTATTTTGCCCAGCTGGGAATGCGGTTAGAAGTAGTAACCCAACATATACTGATCCGTTAATTGTTTACACTGCATCAAATAAAGTCGGTTTATATGGTGGCGGTGCTGACGGCCTTCAAGTTCTTTCAGGTTCAGGTTATGGGGGTGGCGGTGGCGCACAAGGGTGCTATCAATACGTCATCAATTGTTCTCCCGGCGATGTATTCACACTTACGCTTCCTGGTTGTGCTTATATCTTGGCTCAAGGCTCTACTGGAACTAACGGCGGCCCAGGTGGTGAGTCTTACGCAATTATTCAGTACAACGCTTAAAGGGTTCATCATGCTTAAACATAAAACAACTGGCGCAATTATCCGAACAAAATCGGAAAACTGGAATCCACAAGTTAAAGAATGGCTTATTGATGGAAAAAATACGCTTGCTGACGAGAATCAAGACTACGAGGTGATTCCCACGCCTCCAACAGTTAGCGCAATTTCTTTCAAGATGCTATTCACCAGCGCAGAGCGCATAGCAGCCAAGGCATCGACTGATCCAGTAATCATCGACTTGTTTGATTTGCTCAATGATCCTCGCACAACATCGGTGGACTTGTCTTTACAGTCAATTGATGATGCCCTGACATACATGACCACTATTAAATTGATAGCGGCAGGACGCAAAGATGAGATTCTTCTTGGCGTGGTGAAGTAACTAGGTATAAACCATGATGACACCACTTGAAGGAAGATTCGATACGCACGAACAAGTGTGCGAGTTTCGTTATGAAACTATCAATGCTCGACTAAAGCGCATTGAGCACATCTTGATCGGCAGCTGTGCCGCCATCATTGGAATGCTATTGACGTTGGTGCTGAAGCTGTGACGTGGACCCCATATCCCTGTTATTCGCCGCCAATGCCTGCGTTAAGGGGATCACTGAACTTTGCTCTTTGTACCGTGATGCCAAGACAAGTTTTCTTGAAGTCAAAAGCAGCGTCGATGAGGTTGTCGGTGACGCAAAGGCTGTCAAGTCTTGGTGGCAAAAGCTGTTTGCTTCAAAGCCAACAGCAGCAGCAGCCACGTCCAAGCCTGTGGCGAAAAAGAAGGAAAAGTTCGTTGCCTATGACGAGACACAGGCAATGGCTGACATCATCAAAGAGCTTAGTCGTTTCTGGAGCTTGCAAGACCAATTAACGGCCTACCTGCGCGAGGAGGAGGACAAAGCCAAGGTCTACGATCCCAGCATCAGCAACGCGCAGATGATGGAAAGCGCGATGAATCGCGTGATGTGTAGGCAGCAGATGGAAATTCTCTCAACAACAATTCGGGAGATCATGGTGTACCAGACCCCGGGTCTTGCTGACTTGTACTCACAGACATATGAGATGCGAGAAGTCATCTCACAGGAACAAGAAAAAGCTAGACTCAAGCAGGAGGCCAAGAAACGGGAAGACAGATGGCTACATCGCCAAAAGGAAAGAAACTTCCAGCTAAAGCTGGCAGCAGTAGTAGCAACTACCCTGTTCCTCCTCTACCTGTGGTCGTGGCTCCTGTTCGTCAGTCAGTGGGGGAAGAGATGATGGGGTGGATCGCGGCTTGTGTGTTGATCTGCCTGTTACTTCCCTTGGGCGCATTTTTGTTCCTCGACATCTTGGAGGCCAAGCATGAGGTCAAAGAGCAGGTCGAAAAGGTTGAAAAGTTAAGACGTGAAATCGAAAGGGAAAGACGTGAAAAGAAGCCTAGCGATAATATTTCTGATGGCGCTGTGTCTGACAGGGTGCGAAGACCGTTTTAGATATGCTTGCCAAGATCCAAAGAATTGGGAACTTGCCGAGTGCAAGCCTCCCATTTGCACAGCGACAGCCACATGCCCTGACCAGTTAATCAAGCCAGAACAGGAGAAGAAATGATGGCTACAGTTGGATACAAACCAAATAACCGATTGTCTCCAGAGGAGATTGAGGCTCGCGTCTGGGCTTGGGTCATCTTTGTGATCTCTATCATCTTGCTTGGCTCATGCTTTAGCTTCATCTATTCTGTGACATTCGTCACACAACCCATGTCTTCTATGGCTCCAATCGACAAGGTCTACACGAAGATGATCAACGACATCATGTTGCTTTGCACTGGCGTGCTTGGCGGTGTAGCTGGCCGCAAGGCTGTGTCTGCTGCTGTTGCCACGGCTACCGCCAAGGCAGAGAGCATTGACAATGACAGCGATGAGCCGCCAAAGCCATGAAGGATCTTCTTGGCGGGCTGCTGGTGCTGGTCCTTGTGTTTGGCGGTGGCTACTGCACCGGCAAGCACTATGAGCAGGAGGCACAGCAAGTTGAGGTGGACAAGCTCAACACCGAAGCCAGAGCCAAGGAGGTGGCGCTTGCCGCTGCTGTAACTACAACTGCTGATGCACTAAGGAAGACGAATGAACAAGCCAAACTTGCCGCTAAGAAGCGCAATGCTGATATTGACTCTGGCACTTATAAGCTGCGCCTCAAAGCGACCTGTGCCGTACCAGCCGCCACAGATCCCGCCACTCCCAGCGGAGATAGTGGAGGAGAAACATCAGCCGAACTTAGTCCAGAAGTTGGAAAAGATCTTTTCGCAATAGCCGAAGAGGGTGATCGAGCCATCACCAAACTGAATGCCTGTATCGATTTGTATAACCAAGCCCTTGAATCACAGAAGGAAATCAAATGAATCTGACCGCTAATTTTTCGTTGCATGAACTAACCAAGTCTGAAACTGCCTTGCGCATGGGTTTAGACAACACGCCAGATGATGAGGCGACAGAGAATCTGCGCCTGCTGTGCGAGAAGGTGCTTCAGCCTGTGCGTGACCATTACGGCAAGGGCGTGAAGGTGAATTCAGCCTACCGCAGCCCAGAATCCAATGCCGCAGTCGGCGGGTCCAAGACCAGCGACCATTGCAAAGGCATGGCGGCTGACATTGAGATCCCTGGCGTTGCCAACGCCGAGCTGGCTCAATGGATTATGGATAATTTGGACTACACCCAGTTGATTCTTGAGTTTTACACGCAAGGCGTTCCTGACAGTGGCTGGGTTCACGTCAGCTATGACCCAAATAACCTAAAGAATCAAGAACTGACAGCCGTCAAGGTGGCGGGGAAAACTCAGTACTTGCAAGGTTTGCAGGCTTAGTAGGCGCAGACATGGCATAAGTGAAATAATATGCTATGGCAAACAAGAAGCAACAGCTAGAAGTACCGGCGATCCCCAGCTTGGGGTTTGCGCCGG